CCAATTTCTAGCGATTTGTCAGCGATAAATGTTCCCCTATCGTTCATGCGGACACCTTTTTCAGCACCGAATACATTTTTATAAGGGCTTGTTTTTCGCACTAGTTCAATTGGTAGACTTAACAGTTCGGTCAAGTTATTCACTCCTTTTCAACTCGCTATTCAACGGGTTGAGATTATTTCAATTGAGATTATTATTTAAATTGATTTAACTGAGTCAATTATTTAAATTGATTTAAATGAGTTGATTTAATTATTTAAAAATACTTTGGTTACTAATTTCAATCGGGTTATAACAATGAGTATACAATGCGTACCGTAAAGCGTCCAAGCAATCGTCATTTTCTTTGATTGGCAAACCCGTGCTTTCATTCCAAGCGTAAGCATATAATTCTTTCAAAATATGCAACTCTTTGTCATGCTTAATGATATAAAAATTATCTGATTTTATCAACTTGGCAACGTGTTCTATACCACTCATAACAGACTTGTCAGCATTAATAGCGTTTATTCCTTCCCTTGAAAAACGGTCAACGTGTTCAGGTCGGGCGCTATCGCAATAAAACGGAATATAACCATATCGGTTGGTAATGTTCAGGGCTATATCAACCCAATAATCAATTTCTTTGTATTGTTCAGCGTGTTCTTCGACTAAATACCAATTGTCGCCGATTCTTCCTAAGACTAAGATACTACCATAGTGAGAATAGCCCCAATCGCAACCAACGATATATTCATCGCAATTCCAATAAGGAAAATGATTTCCGTTTTCGTCAATTTCGGGAATTAAATGCTTGGTTATGTCAAAGTCAGGATATACCACACCTTCTCCTGATACCCATAACCCTTTGATAGTCCTATCGTAGAACATACCGCTAGGCGTTGACGCTTTCAGATTGTCAATATAGCGTTGACTTAAAAAAGTGTTATCTTCCAATACAAAATTAAAACTCCTAATACTAGGACTATCGCTATCGATGTAATTCTTTTTTAGCCAATGTTCAGGGTGTGACGGGTTTGTATCTGCGATTATCCTTGCGCCCTTACCACTACAACGGGCTTTTATTTCTTCAAACACACTTTCATTCGCTAAACTCGTTTCATTGACATAAGCACCAAAGGCTGTCATACCACGGATACGACCGACCCCGTTTTTTGTTCCGTGTGTGGTTTGTACGATTTTCACGCCGAATAGCTCAAACGAACCGAATTTATCAAACTTAAATTCAAAGCCGAATACATTAGAAAGTTCGTTCAGTACGTTATCTTGGATATTGCTTTTTGTATAACCTGCTAGAATATACATCGGGTTGGTGATTCCTTCACGCTTTGCAATCTCAGCAACTCGGCGCACTTCGTATAAGAAAATATAGTTATTCAAATATGTTTTCCCACTACGAACAGCGCCATGTAAAACGGCTATAAACCAATCATCGCTCATTAGGGCTTTCAATACTTCTTGTTGTTTTTTCGTAAAAAGTAGGTCAAGTGACATTTTTCCACTTCCTAGCGATACAATTCAGTTGCGATTTTGTCTAATAAAGCGTTTAATTGGCTGTCAACATTGTCTGATTTCGGCGTTCTTGGTTGTTCGTCATAGTATTTGTCACGTTTATTATATCGTAACCACGCTAATTGGTCTGTTGGTTTGTTCGATACCAAAGCATTTTCAAAGAAACGATTTTCAACAAGCGCAACAGCTTCCATTTTACCCATTGATAATGCTTGTTCGATTTTCGGCTCTTGTGCTTTCCACTTGTAAAGTGTGCTACGACCAACCCCGATAAGATTTGCAACGTCATTCAAGCTTGCGCCATCTACCCGATAAGCCTTGATTAATGCTAACTTGGCAGGTTTTACCCACTCGGTTAGTGTAGGGGGCGTAGGGTTCTTTTTAGGTCTTGCCATTTATATTTCACTCCCTTAGTTGTTATATTAATCATTGAAAAACATTGATATAATTGTTCAATAGTTTTATTATAGCATAAATCAAGTTATTTTTCAACGGGTTGAGAAGTCGCTCAACTGGGCAACTCAAGGCAAAATAAAAAGCCTTGGCAATCAAGGCTTAATTCTTTACTTCTCGAACAGTTCCCACCTTACAACCTTTTTCCATGCGTCAGCTTTATTATTAGCTATCGTTACTTCGTTCAGCTTGTTGCCAAACATTTTACCTAGGGCATCTGCTCGGTTATTGGCGTCGTCTAATTCTTCTTCTAGCTTTTTATTGACTTCTTGCAAAGCTTTATAATCGCTTTCTAGTTGATGTAACGTTTCTTCGATGCCGTCATACTTTTGTAGGCGACTTTCAGCAAAGTTACAACGGGCGGATAATCCTTCCACTTGTTCTAGTAACTCGTCAATGGTTACTTGGTAGTTCTCGATTTCTGTTGTTCCATTGTCTTTTCTTTCTTCTGTCATGGTTATTCTCCTTCTTTCTTTATACTTTTATTATACCAAGGTTTATGACAAAGTCAATAGATTTTTCTAAAAAATTTCAACTAGGCTAAAACACAAACATTCGAGCTTCACCCCTTCATAAAAATTTTTCGTTCTCTCAACTTGCGTATTTTTCGCAAATCTCTCATAAATCTATTGTATTCTTCTTCGTTGTATAGATGATAAACTCTTATATTGCTCTTATTCGTGCCTAATTTCGTCTCTAAGACGTTTTCGCTTAATTCCCAACTTGTCATATTAGAACGCTTTAAAACGCTTGTAAACGTCCCATAGGTGGCAATTTTACCATACGACAATAAAACGAAATCCCCTGGCTTGATATCAGCTTCTTTTTGAATAGGTCGCAAGGCTGTATCTCGTTCGGTTGGTTCTTTTACTGAAACAAAGTCGCTGGTATAAGGTGCTTCGGCTGAACCTGTTTCCATGATTACTTTTAACTGTTCAGGGGTGTAACGGTCGTACCAAGGGATGTGTTTTCGCTCGCCTATTGTGTACTTGATAGGTATAATGTTACCCGTGTTACTATCGACTTGCTCGATAGTTCTTGAAAAGTTTAATTTATTTTCTTCAAGAAACACTATCGGTTGCATATCAAAATAGCTATCATATTCGGGGGTACGTTCGATTTCATACCCGCGATACTTCTTGCCTTCGTTCAAACATTTAGTCAAGTATCCACTATCAAATTTTCTTTCTTTGTTCAACAAGCCCATCACGTTCGGACTTCGATAAATGTAAGGTTCGCCCACTATGCGACAACTACGTACAGGGCGGTTTGCATAATCTACAAGGTCTAGTCCTTCATCAGATAGCGGTTTTGTCAAAGGCTGATATTTTTCTGTGTTCGGTCTGCTCTTTCTCTTTTTAGTTTTTGTTTCTGTCATTGTTTCTAACTTCCTTTCAAGGTTTTATCTTTATGTTTTGATAATACTACCTGATTTTCTCAAAGTCAATAGGTTTTTGAGAATTTTTCATTTTCTCATTTTTTCTAATTTCAGCGTTCAGATTATGGACAAAATTCAGGGTTATGGACAAAATACGGACAAAAAATTTTTGCATTTTGTCCGTGAAAATTTTTGAGCCAAAAGCCTTATTTCTTAGTCTTTTTCTTTCTTTTTTAAAAGAAAAAAACGTCCTATGGACAAAAGGACAAAATATTTCGCTTATTAGCTTATGTTGAGAAAAAAGAAAAAAATTTTTTTCTTTTATACTTCCTAGAAAGCGATTGGAAAATAGTTTTGTTCTGTCCACCAAATCGCCAAAACCCTTGAGCCACATAGGATTGAGCCACGGACGTTTTTACCCTATTTTGTTCCAAAAACTGATTGAACGCTGAATTGTTTGTAATTTCTATACAATTCCAATTAAATTTTAATAAAACTAATTGCTTTTTAAGAAAACTAGTCATTTTCTCATTTTTCATTCTTCCAACGGCCAACCTTGTAACTTTGAAAGAATGAAATAGCCCTGAATAGCTCTAAAATGCTCTCATTTGCGTTCTGAGACGTTTTAGATAGTTTCTAGGTTGATTATACCTAAAATGGTTAAAATGGCTTAGAGACGATTTTAAGAGTGTTTTAGAATGTATGAACATTTCAAGGGTACTGCAAAGCCCCTTGTAACTAGTAAACTAGTCGCAAAGGGCTTAGAAAGCATTATATAACTTTGTATTACATTTCATGTAATTACTTCAAATTTTCATTCAACCATTTCAACTCTTGTTCTTTATCTGTTTTAGCGTCATATCCGACTGGAACAAAGTAGCGCCCACGGTTTGAACCATTGGGTAACCACGTCAGCTTGCTTTCAAGGTTGAGTAGCTGTCTGATAGTTTCAGTCAATCTAATCTTGGCTAGTGGTTTTTCGCAAGCGTCATCACACCATTGTTCGTAACTCGTATAAATGTCTGAAATAGTTCGCCATCTTATTTCTGACTCGGGTGTATCTTCAAGGAACATGATTGTATTGTTGTTGTTTCTGTGATATTCGGTTTGTGCTTCGTTTAGCATTTCACTTTTGGTAAACTCGCCGTTTTCCCACAATCTCTCGTATGCTTCAATTATCAGACGTACCCAATAAGATAAAGCTTGTGGCGCTGTTATTCGTGTGATAAAAGTACCGTCAAACTTTTCTACTTTGGTAAACATTGGTAACCATAACATGCGCCGTCTGAAGCTGTCGCCTTTTTCAAAGGAC